TGGCCGCATCGAATGCCGTGCTCATGGTCGCAATCCCGTTGCTAGGGATGGCGGGCCTGACTGCCGGGCCGCTACGTGTCAATGCCGGCGCGCTGTTTTTCGGCGCGGTACAGATCGGCATCGTTCTCAAATATCGGATATTCGGACGCGCTGAGGCTGTCGCCGCAATCCCCAATATCCTCTGGGGGCTGGCAACCGTGTTCGGCGCCGCATTCGTGATCGACCAGATGGGGGCGCTTCCCGGCTGGTTCGCGCTGAGCGCACGGATAGTAGCGGCGTCGTTCATCGGTTTCGGCGTGTCGCAATTAGTGCTGATCCTTGCGCTGGATCGGTGCGGGCCGTCAGCCGCGCGCGCTGTCATGGCGATCGCGGCCGCGCAGGCATGTGACAGCGTCGTATTCTATCCGCTGGCGTTCGGGGGGGTGTGGACGCCGGATGATCTGGCGGCGGGCGCGCTGTCCGGGTGGGTGGCCAAGGCTGCCATGGGTGTCATGGCGTGGCCTGCGTTGCATTACGTGCGGGGTGCCAGTCGGCGCCATATAGGTGATGCCCGCGACGGCTGATCTGGCCGCCATCGCTAACTGGGTCCCTTCGCGCGCCGGATGTCGTCACGGGACGGCTCTATAGAGCATTGCAGCCCATTCCAATTAAAGTCTATGGCTCCGCGCAAATACTCTCGGACAAACATATGATCCTCTCTTGATGGGTTTCGTGATTTCCTCCAATGCTCCGAAACCCAATGGCGCAGTGCAGCGCGGCGCGCGCGACCAGGAGGAATGTCGCGCAACCTGAAAATGCCACGAATGCCGATTGGGTCGGTAGTAAACCGAGCCCTAATTGTTGGGTCCTCTCCGATTAGAACTGACCAGCGATATTCTCGGCGAAGTTCTATGCCTTGGCCTATGGTAATATCCATGGTTGGCATCCGCATAGTCCCATCGTCTTGTCTGATAGAATTGGAATAGACATTTCCTGGATGCACGCGTCGTCCGCACCACGGATGATTATGCGCGAACACATCAACGACGGACTTATTCGCAATTCCATATGGCGCGACGCTGCTGAACGCCTTTCCGTTGGAGCTGACATACATTTCAGAAACTTCAAACATCTTTGGGAGGGCCACCCTTAGCTTGCCTCGCCAGTCTGATGGGTGGAGTGTTTTTATTCTCTTGAACAGCCAGCCGTCATCTTTGAAAAATCCACACCTTGCGTCCATTGGCCAAATGGCGAGGTCGGATGGGCTATCAGATACCAAAATAAAGTCGTCTTCGTTTGGTAAGCGCGCGTCGATTACTTCAAATCCGTTGAAATTCTGCAATTTTGGCTTTGAGTGAAGCGTATCCTTTCTTTCGTCTGACCCAGCGATCAAGTGCGCAAGGCTATCTATGATAGATTCAACCTCAAGTTTGTTTGTCATTTGTTTTCTCCCTCCCCCATCGCGCGCCGGATCAGGCCAGCGGTGATGTGGCTTTCGTAGCCAGTCCAGATCACGGTCTCGTCTGACACGGGGCCATCCACGATCTCGTGCATCCCGAGTGCCAGCGCGAACATCGCCACGATCTCCCGCATCGCCTGCAACTGGTCCGGCGGCGGGATGGGGCAGAGGTAGGAGAAGCCATCGGCGGCGGCCCACTCCTGGGTGAGCATTCTGTCCTCTACCCACCACACATCGCCATCCCAGAATCCAGCTTCGGTTTTTTGATCGCCGCCGACAATGTAATGCAGCCCGGGTTTCTCTGGATCAGGCGGCAGGACGGATGTTGGTTCATTGGTCATTTCGCCTCCAAGATTGCCATCCCAATCAGCATCGGAATCTGCGGCAGTAGGCTGTTGCTCATGTGGCTTCCGCATGTGTCGTTACTCATTCATCGTCCTCCCATAGAGGGTTATCGTATTTCAGAAATGTCGCCACATGCACCCAAGGGCAGGCCAACGATCCGAAAAGCGCCAATCCGTCACCTGTCGTGATGAACACCAACACGCACATGAGAGCGAGCAGAACGGAGACGGCGGCCACGATAGCCAGTGCAAACTCAGTCATGGCCCCGCCACCTTGCCCAGCCGCCCCACGCGGGCCTGTTCCGCCGCGTGGGTAAGCCGAGGATCGGGGACGCGGGTCATGATCGACCGCCATGGCTGCGCGGGCGCCTCCGATCGCGACGCCACACGGACAGGGACCGATCGCGCGCGGCTGCCAAACTCGGTGCTCGCCGCCTTGATCTCCCAGATCGTCGAGTCCTGATTGCCGCCTGTGGTTTGGATCAGAGGCGGCGGGCGGTAGACGTTGAACTTCTTCATGGCGCGCCGGCATGCTTCGTCCGACCAGTGGAAGCCGTCGCGGTCGAGGACTATCAGGATCGTGCGGACGGGCATCTGACGTGGCCACAGGCGCAGCAGGATCGCGATCCGGCGGGCGCGCTGCGTGGGCGTCATGCGCTCGTCTTTCGGGCGCGGGCCGGGGCGTTTGGGGGGGGGCAGGTCGGTCATGCCCAGACCTCCGCCGCCCAATGGCAGCAGGTGCCGCAGCGTCGCTCAGGCGGGGCGGCGGCAAGTGTGGTCAGGATGGGAGTAATCATTCCGCACCCCCGCGCACGTTCGCAGCGTATCGCCGCAGCCACGCCTCGTATGCGATCAAAATCGCCGATTCAGCCTGATCTTTAGTGACAAACTCCGTTTCAAATCTGCCGATATCGCGCAGTGTCACGACGCAAATGCACCGACCGGACGAGTGCCAGTCGCAGAATGCGACGCTATCCCCGGTGTGCGGCGCGTGCGTGCCGATCATGCCGATCGGGGGCCATGCCTTCATGGCGTCGACCATCACGGCCTCAAACCGCTCTGGTATGGTTTGCATCAATGCAGTCCGGCGGCCAGCCTCTATCTTGTCGAGGACTTCCCCGATGTATCGGTTGGAATCTGCATCCGTCCAGGGGACGACGGTTTTGTCCTTGAGGACCCGCGTCAGGAATCCAGTTACTTGGTAATTCCCTTCAATCCAATAGGCTCTCGACTGCCCACGCCGGGAACCGGAGCTTAGTCGCACAGACACTCCCATATCTTCCGCTCGTTTGGCGTGGTCCGGAAAGTCCTTCTTGAACGCTGGTGAGATGTTCTGTTTCTGCTGTCCTGTCTTCTTTGTCACGGCTCCATCTCCCTCGAATCCACGGCCATCGCCCGAAGCGCCGCCGCCGTCCTGGCGCGGGCTTCGGTGGGGGCGTAGCCGCGCGCGTAGGCGCGCACAATGCCGGTTATTGGGACGCTAGGCGTTGCCTCCGGTCGAGCCAGAATGACAGCACAAGCTGCTTCCGACACCAGCCGGATCAACGAATGCAGTTGCCAACGATATGGCCGCATCCGATTCGCATCATCCAAAGACCACAGCGGGTCCGGCGCGTTGGCCGGCTCCGCTTCCGATCCGATCGCGGCCAGCACGGCGGCGCGCAGTTCCTCCCTGGGCTCCTCCGTCTCGACGCGGCGGGCGAGGGCTTCGTATTCGTCGGGGGTCATGACCCACCTTCCGAACGATATAGTTCAGAGGCGCCCATGATTGGCTGCGGCGGGAGGCCATCGGTGAATTGATAGCCGATGATGCGGGATAGTGTAGCCGACGCAACGATCCATTTGCCTCGCCGCTTTTCCCACACTGTCGTCATCCACCCAGCTTGGATGCTGTGCTGTGGCGAGAATGGCCCAGAACAGCCATGCCAATAACTGATGGTTTTGGTTTGGCTCATCCCACCTCTCCCGGCCCCACGATCGGGCGCCAGTGGGTGGCGCGGGTGGCGCGATCTGACGTGTCATCAGGGTATAGAGTGCCGTCTAATCTCCGGATACCGGTTACAGTCCGACCGCAATCGTCTTGCCACGCGCGACCGTAACATGGGCGAGCGTTTGGTATTCGGTGCGCGTGGGCGCCGGCATAAATCGGGGAATCTCCTGGCGCCGATCGAGACGGCGGGATAATCCAGATATCAATCTCCGTCCCGTCTTTCGGCGCAGTCTCGATCGGCTGCCATTCGAGCAACGCCCGCAGTCGGCGAACCTCGGCCACAAGGACTTCATCCGCCCACGGCTCGCTGCCATCGTATCGCGTGCGGCCGGCGGCTTTGCTGGCGACGATGGCCAGCGCTTCGTCAATGGTCATGGCGCGTCCCTCTCAACAACCTTGAAATACTGGCCGTCCACACCCTGCCGCATGATGGCGAAATGCATGATCGCCTCTGCATCGGCGAATGATTTGTCTTCCGCGATGATCTCGGGTTCGGGGTCGTTGATCCGAATGCGGACCACGTCGTAGCGGTTGCTCATGGCTTCAGCGCATCCCATAGAAGGTTGATCTGATCTCTAATTCCCTCGCCGTGAGGAACACCATCCACGGGCAGACGAGAGCAAATGCCAATGCCCACCCGCCCCCGCCCGCCACGAATAACACCGCTTGCGGGATCGTCATGACGGCCCAGCAGCCGATGACAAACGAGCCTAAGGCGCGATCCCATGACCGACCGATGCGCGCCTGTTTTCGGACGCACGCCATCTTAGTCTCCCCGCGCGTGCTGCGGCCGCCCGGGAAGCCCAGCAAACGCCACGCTTGCATCTCGCACCTGGTCCTCCCAGTCCCCGGCCACAGCCGGCCCGCGTCGTGGCGCGTTCTTGGACAGGCCCAACCGGGCCGCCAGCCGATAGATTGCGTCATCCGTGATGGCGATCCCGGCGTCTGCCAGGATGGCGCGGAAATCTTCCGGCCTGCTGCTGGCGTAGTGGCGGATGAACAGTTGTTCGGTCCCCGCAGGATGGCGTTTCATGCCGGCGCCCCCACCTTCGGGCCGGGCCGGCCGTCGTCGTCATCGGCCCGCGCGGCGTCAGTCGTGACCGGCGCGGTGCGGTCCAGCGCGGCGGTGACGTTCGCGTTCATGGCAAGCCTATCATCCGGCGAAAGGGACGCCAGCCCCTTCCCCACGCGGTCCATGGTGATGATGGCATCGACCGCTGCACGGTCTGGGGCATCGCGCAGGGCGGTTGTCAGCGCCTCGATGAACTGCCCCTTGGTCTTCGCCGTTTCGAGCGTGGGGGGCTGTTCGGCCGGCTTGCTCGGCTCGGGTGCGGGCTTCGTCACCTTCAACGGCTGGACCTGATAAATGACCCGCTTGGTCTTCGTCTCGGCCAGGGCAAGCGCCATTGGGTTAGAAAGTCCGGTCATGTGCGAAATGCGAATGCCCCCGACCTCCATGCCGCCCCATTTCACCTTGGGGTCGCCGTAGAGTGTCATGGAATGCCCGACGAATGCCTTGCTGTCGGCGCCCCATACCTTGACCATGACCTTCGACATGGACTTGCACGGGCGGTAGACCTTGCTGCTACCCTCAAACGAAACCGACACCGGTTGTTCCGCGCCGTGCTTCACGGCCACACCGGTAATCGTGATGGTGATCGGGCCGGTGATCAAATCCTCATAGTTGATCTGATCGCTTTTCGGCACGATCACGGCGGTCATGTCACCCATCAGAAAATCTCCTGTCGTTCTGCGCGCTCGGTCGGGATCAGCCGAATACCGGACGCCATGGTTGCGTTGTATTGCTCGATCCGCTCGCAAATCTGCCGCTCGAATGCGGCGGCGGCATCAACGATCGCCGCCTGTATTCTCGGGTCGGGATAGACGCGGATCGTGATCATGGGCTGACCACCGGAATAGCTGATGAAGTCGCACCACGCGCGTTCCGTCACCAGCAGCGCGGTTTGGACCTGCAACAGGTAGTCATCCGGCATGGCGCGGGTGGCGATCGTCTCGAATTGGTATTTCTGCCGGCGGCTCTTGCATTCGAGGATGCCATCGGCCCCGACCAGACCATCCGGGGAACACCCGATCGTGAACCCCCACCGATCGTTGGTGACAAAGCCCATGGTCGTGACCGGCGCATAGGCTTCCTCATAGAGCGCGCGGGCCGCGATCTCGTCATCCATCCCGCGAAGCATGTCGTCTCCGATGTAGGTCGGCTCGACGTATTTCGTGATCCGTTGCGCGGCCAGCTCCCACACATGGGACCTGCAAGCGTCGGTATCAGCCGGCACGATCTCCCGCTGCTTGTAGGGCGTGCCGTCCTTCTTGATGCGCGTTTCGGGCTTGGGGATCGTGACCGCGAGGCGCATTTCGCTGGCCGTCAGCAACCCACACCGAACGGCAAGCCATTCATCGGAGCCTTGGATCAGGTTGGGGTGGTATTTGATCATCGTCCGTCATCCATGCTCAGTGCCGTCGCGGCGTCGCATCAGGATCGTCGGGCGGGAAGGACAGGGCGGCGGTCACGTCGGTCATCCCCGCGCCTCCCGCTCCATCCGGTTCAGCACCCCGAGAAACCACGGCAGCGCAGCGACGGGGATGGACACGCAATCCAGGCGCTTGTAATCCATGCGCTCGCCCCAGATCAGGATTTCACCCGCATCCGGGTCTCGGTCGACGGAGACGACGTAATCGTCCCCATCGGTCCAGGCGGGGAGGGTGCCGGACATCATTCCGCCTCCATCGCGTGTTCGACCAGCCGCTTCTCAAACGCGACCAGATCAACGCCGGCCAACTGCGCTACCATGTCACGGATGTCATCCGTCACCCCATAGCCCACGACCGGCTCAATGGGCGTTTCGCCGCTGTCGATCAGGTCCAGCAGCGATTGCGCGCCGGCCTTGAGCTTGGCGACATGCGCGACATACAGCGCCGCCCACGCCTCGCACGCGGCCAGAGCGCGGTCACTGGCTTCCGTGCCGTGGCGGGCGTCGAAGGCGGCGGCGTTGAAGTTGTCGGGGTATGGCATCGGGGTCCTCCTGTGCGGCTTGATAGCGGCACTGTAGGCGCCCCCTACGAACCACGCAAGCGGAAAGGTAGGCGCGCCCTACAAAATACCGCTTGCCCTGCCGCGTAGCGTGTGCCTACCATGGGGCATGGACAAGGATTACGATGCACTGCGCCGCGCCATTCGTGGCGCTGGGTCACTCACCAAACTGGCGAAGGGGCTGGGCATTCGGACCCAGTCCATTTCCGGATGGCGGCGTGTTCCGGCTGCCCGGGTGCTGGACGTTGAGCGGATTTCCGGCGTTCCGCGCCATGAGTTGCGGGAGGACCTGTACCCCCGGGAGACAGGCCCTCGCACGGACGCCGCCGCATGACCGAACAACCCCGGCAGCGCTGCCCGGTCGTGTCCATCCTGGCCATTCTGTCGATGTGCGCGGTGGGCTTCCTCGCGATCGTCACGCTGGGCTTCGTCCTGATCGGAGCGCAGTGACATGAAACCGACCGACCAACAGTTTGCCGAAATCGCACGCCTTGCCCGCGCCGGGATGCCGCCGAAGGAAATCGCGGCGCGGGTCCAATGCGATCGCCGGGTTGCGGTCGATACGGTCGCGAAGTTGCGGAAATCCGATCCCCGCATTCCGTGGCACAAGCGCGGGCCTCAGAGCCGGGTCACGGACGAGGAACGCGCCACGATCAAGCGCATGCAGAAGCGGGGCGTGAAATATCGCGACATCGCGGCGGCTGTCGGCATGCCGTTGACGAATGTCGCCGGGATCATTCGCGCTTTCCAGGACGCCGGGGAGCTTGAGAAGCCCGGCCGGTGGGGAGGCCGATATGCTCGCACGAAATAGACACCTGTGGCCAGCGAACGGGAATCGAGCGCAGGTGTCTACCTCCGGGCGCCGGCAGGCGGGGGCATCGTGCCGCTCGTCGGGCGCCCGGGGGGCTATTCTGAGCGGGCAGGGGTGCATGGCCCTGTTCCTGCCGCAACCCGGGGGCGGTCCCGCTTGGACCCCGGGACCAATTCCGAGCGGCGGGCCGCTGGGACCCCGGCTTTTGGATGCCGCCCGGGGGAGCGGTGCCGCTCGGAATCCCCCACCCGCGCATAGATAAGGAAACGC